AGGGCACCCCGCATGCTGCCCGCAATATGCGCTCCCGCTTGCAAGACGCAATCGAGAATATGGGCGATATTGAATGTCACGAATTGACAAACGATATCCCTTCCATTAACGAGTAAGTAAGTAAGCCCGGGGTTAATACCCCGGGCAATAGGAGCGCAATATGTGGTTTTCATATGGACGTGATGATAATGGAAACAAAAGGGTTTTCGGTAAATCCGAAAACCAATTTGAAGCGCTGGAGATAACCAAAATAGCGCGCAGGGGTAACCCTGGATGGAAAATCAAAACGATAACCCAGCGTGAAATGGAAACCAAAATCGCCCGCATTATCCCGGGCTTGAATATCACAATTGGAGCTTAATATGCTGTATATCGTGCTTTTGATTATCTCCACCATGGGCAGCTTGATTGTCCCCTGGGCATCATACCAATGGGGTGAATATGCTGCGGTTCATATCATATTCGCTCACGGTCTGGTGGAAGCGTTTATGATATTCAGTATGTGGTATGCAGTGGATAATCTCAGGACTGAGATTATCAAATACGGGTATCTGAGAAGAAAATAATATCTCGGTTGTCCACATACTAATATGTGGGCAACCTGTGGATAACCCCGGTGGTCTTAGAACCACCGCGCGGTCCCGAGGCGCCTCCCGCCTTATTTTTTGCCACACCCGAGACCTGCTTATACAGCCAGGCGCCAGGCGCATTTCGAGTTGCTTATAGAGTCAAATGGGGGGGGTGGGGCGGGGGGACGGGGGTTGGGGGAAAACTGCCCCTTCGCGGCCCGGCTGGCGGGCTGGCGCCCGCCAGCCTTGTCCGCTCAGGTGCGGTCCTTGAGCCACTTCTTCTGCTCGCCAATCCCGAGCCCGCGCATGGGCACTTCCACGTCCAGCCGATCTATTGCCCAGCCACGGTAGAGCGCGCCCGCCAGGATGATGAAGGGCCCCTTGTAGCCGCCCTCGCGCAGCTGGTTCGTGACCTGCCGGTTCCACACGCCGCGGTCGTACTTGCTCATCTTCTGGAGCGTCACGTCATACGGGCCCACCGCATCGTCGGGCTTGAGAACCCCGTAGTACGCGGAAAGCACGAGCCAGGGCAAGCCGTGCGCTTCAGCCCATGCGACGGACTTCTTGAACAGATCGCCCTGGTACAGCTGCCTTGCGGTCGTGACCGCCAGGTCCGTGCGCTTCTTCGCGCTGCACGCGATCAGCACGGTCGGCACCCAAATCCCGACATTCCTGTTCGTCACCATGTTCCTCGTTCATCGTTGAGTTCCAGCAGCTCGTCCAGCTCCGCAGCCAAGCGTCCCTCTTCGCTGCGCCGGTACGCTTCCTCGCGCCGGCGCAGCGCCAGCGCATCCTTTTGCCGCTGCCGCCCGATGAGCACCGTGCCGCGCACGTCCGCCCAGCGCGACGCCACCAGCGCCCAGGACGGGTGATCGTCCGCGGGCTTGCTGGCGCTCCCGAAAAGTCGTGTCGCCTGCTCGCAGCCTTCCTCGACGGGATGGCGCAGCGAGCCCTCGTCCGCGGCGCAGCGGGCCATCGCAATCAGGACTTCGACGCCCTCTTCGCTCAGGTGGTTGGCGAGCTTCGCGCAGTGGTCGGGGTGCCAGTAGCCCACCAGGTCCTTGCCCATCGCCGGCTGCGGCTTGTGACTGCCCGCCATCATGCGGGCGTGCCACTGCGGGTACATCAGCAGCGTGGACAAGCCCAGCTCGTGCAGCGCGAAGCCCACCTGCAGCTTCGCCGCGTGGCGGTTGCAGCCCCACGCGTCGTACCAGTTCCAGTAGCTGTCGTTCAGGCCCGGGACCTTGCCCAGCTCCTGCACGCAGCGGTCCAGCACGGTGGGCATGGTCAGCCCGCCTTCTGCGCGGCCTGCAGCATCTTCTCCAAGTCCTCCGGGCTCTTGCCCTTGAGGAACGCGAGCAGGCGCTGGTCGGCGGTCTTGCGCAGCTCTTTCTCGATCGCGCGGGTCTTGCGGTAGCGCTCCAGCATGGATGCGATCTCCGCGTCCGACAGCACCGTGACGGTGGCGGCCATGAGCTCCGACTGCGAGCAGCCGTGCGTCGCGGTCACCGCGTCCAGCCGCTCCTTGTGCTCGGGCTTGAGTGCGAGCCCGAATCGCTTGAGGTTCTTGGAAGGCATAATGGAAATGGGGGCATACCCTGTTGGTATGCCCCCATTGTACGCTAACCCTTGTGGGGTTTACGCGCCCGCGTCGGACTTGGCGATGAATCCGAACGCTTCGGAGCCCTCGTATTGAGCCTCCGCGGCTTCCTCGTCGCTGTCGGCGCCGCTCGCCCCCTGGGGCACCAGCGGGATCTCGCCCAGCTCGGGCAAGAAGCGCAGTCCCAGCAGGGCCAGCAGCGCCAGCGGTTGCTGCAGCACCACGCCGGCAGCGATCGCGCCCGCAATGAGCACGAACACCGCCAGCAAGAGCAGAACGTAGACCTTCGGGTTCTGGCTCGGGAACATCGTAGCGCTCCAGTAAGTAAGGAAGCGCTTAGTTTATGCGGCCTTCCTCACGAAGCCCAGCGATTCGTAGGGGAAGCTCGAAACCACGCCCTGCGCGAAACCGTCCGTGGTGTCCACGATCTGCCGGCGCTCGCGCGCATGCGCGCGCAGGTGGTTGTTGATGGCGTCCGTGAAGTCGATCACGAAGCAGACGTTCGGGCCCGACTTCTTCGCGCGCAGGCCCCGCCCGATGCGCTGGCGGATCGCCACTTCCGCCTTGCCCGCGCCGGCGAGCACCACCAGGCCCACCGCGGGAATATCGACCCCCACGTCCAGGATGGTGGAGCCGATCAGGCACTGGATCGCCCCGCTCTTGAGCATGCGGATCGCACGCTGGCGCTCCTTCTGGTTGTTCTCGCCCTCGATGAACTCGCAGGGCACGCCGGCAGCGGTCAGCAGCGCTTCCAGGCGCCGCCCGTGCGACTTGTGCGCCACGAGCACCATGGACGTGAGCCCGTAGACGGCAGCGGTGCGGACCTCCTGCACGATCACGCGGTTGCGCGCGATGTTGCCGGCGATGCCGACCTCGTAGGCTTTCTGCCAGGGCGTGCTCTTGTAGAGCTTGCACGGCACGTCGCCCTTTTCCTTGTCCACGAACACGCCGTCCGCGCCAGCCGGGCCCAGGTCGATGAACTTGAAGTAGGGACGCGCGAGGATGCCGCGCTCGATGAGCATGCGCTCGGACACCGTGATCGCCACGGGCCCGCTGGCGGCCTCGAGCTGCAGGTTGGCCTGCTCGGAGTCCTTCATGAAGGGCGTCGCGGTCAGGGCGCACCGGTACAGCGCATTCACGCAGCCCTGCGTGATGGCGTAGTAGCTGTCGCTGCTGGCTTCGTGCGCTTCCTCCAGGATCAGGACCTCGAATTCCGCGAGCAGTGCCAGCGTCTCGCGCTGGCGCTGCAGCTGCGCTTGCTGCTTGTCGATGGGGTCCTTGGGGTCCGGGCCGCGCAGCCGCGCCGCGAAGCTCTGCACCATGCCCACGTTCATCAGCTCCGTGCGCTCGCTCCAGCGGTCGTCCCCGAAAATCCCCACCGGCACGCGCATGTCCACCATGAACGCGTCGCGCATCTGATGCATGAGGATGCCGCGGGTGGTGAGGAACAGCGTCTTGCGCGCGAGGCGCGCATGGATCAGCTTGGCAATGCGGCTCTTGCCCCCGCCCGTGGCGACGCGGGCGATGATCTGCCCGTAGCGCTCCATCAGCTCCACCACCTTCGCCTGGTAGTCGTAGCGCGGGTCTTCCTCGAAGGCATCGACCTTGGGATTTTTAGGGCCCAGCGGCGCGGGCAGCGGCTTGCGCACCAGGTTCACCTTCCAGCCCAGGCGCGTGAACTCCTTGAACACCTTGATGACGAAGCCGGCCGGAAAGCGCGCCTGGTCGTACTCGAAGAAGCTGCTGCGCCCGTTCCAGTCCCCGAGGCCCGTCATGAAGTTCGCGCCGTCCACCTTGTAGGACAGCAGCTCGTTGACCAGCTGCAGCGCCTCCTGCGGGGGCTTCACGAGCTTGGCGTTGACCGCCCCTGCGGCGATCGTGATGGTCCTGGTCGTCATTCGTTTGTTGCCTTATGGGAGCGCTTGTGCCAAAGTAACCACTTACTTATTATCTTACCGCTTATAGGGCGCGATGAACACCCATCTTGAGATTCGGTACGTGGCTGTGGGGTCACTCAGCCCGAACCCCTGGAACACCAACCGGATCACGGACCCCGCGAACGAGGAAAAGCTGCGCGAGAGCATCCGGCGCTTCGGTTTCACCAAGCCGATCGTTGCGCGCGAGCTGCCCGATGGGCGGCTGGAGATCCTGGGCGGCGAGCACCGCTGGAAGGCCGCGCAGCAGCTCACCATCGAGCAAGTGCCCGTGGTCAGCCTGGGCCTGCTGGACGACCGCCGCGCCAAGGAAATCGGGCTCATCGACAACGGCCGCTACGGCGAGGACGACACCTACGGGCTGTCGCAGCTGCTGGCCGAGCTGGGCAAGGACGTGCTGACGTTCATGCCCTTCACCGAGGCCGACCTGGCATCCATCGCCAAGGCCGCGGAGATCTCCCTGTCGGAGCTGGACGACCTGGACGCCGCGGCGCTGCCTGAGCTCGAAGAGCTGGCCGCCAAGCCCACGCCCACGAGCCAGATGGTGCGCTTCAAGGTGCCGCTGGACGACGCGGGCTGGCTCAACACCCTGGTGGAGCGCGTGATGAAGACCGAGGGCTTCAAGGACGAGGACTCGCTGACCAACGCCGGGCATGCCCTGGTGCACCTGCTCAAGAAGGCCGAGGTGGCGCTGTGATCCCGATCCAATCCAACAACGGCTGGGAGATCTGCGACAGCTGTCTCTTCCGCGACGGCGCCAGCGGCATCTGCGAGATGTGCGAGGACGGCGATCAGTACGAGCACGACTTTGACGTGGACCCCGACGAAGAAGAGGGCGACGACGAGTTCGCCCTGCCGCAAGAACTGCTGGAGGCAGCATGAGCATCAAGACCCTGGAGCGCGAGAGCGCCATCGACCCGTCCAAGGTGGACGGGTTCATTGACGCGTCGCAGCTGGTGGCGACCGCGATCACCGCCGACAAGATCACGGCCGGCGCGGTCACCGCCAGCAAGATCCCGCTGCGCGTCTCGCACGCCTGGTGGGTCACCCCGGTGCTGCGCGTGCTGCCCCTGCTGCTGTTCGTGGGCGTGTCCCAGGAGCGGCTGATGGGCTGGTCCCTGTGGCTGCTGCGCAAGGGCGTGCGCGTGGAGGTGGGCGAATGAGCAAGCCCGCCATCGAGATTTGGGCCGTCACGCGCCCGATCCCCTACGAGATCAACAGCAAGAAGCACCCGCCGCAGCAGATCGCCAAGATCGCGGGCTCCATCCGGGAATTCGGGTGGACGCAGCCGATCGTGGTGGACAGGCACGGCGTCATCATCGCGGGCCACGGCCGGCGCCTGGCCGCGATCGAGCTGGGGTTGCGCGAAGTCCCGGTGTGGGTGCGCGACGATCTGGACGACAACCAGGTCAAGGCGCTGCGTCTGGTGGACAACAAGAGCGCCGAGAGCGAGATCGACACCGAACTGTTCCGACAGGAGCTGGCGCAGCTGGACTTCGACCTCTCGGAGTGGTTCGACCCGAAGGAGCTGGAGTATTCGCTGGCCGACCTCGGGGAGATCAACACCGACGCCTTCGTGGACGACGTGGCCGGCGCGGTGGACGCGCAGGAAGAGGAAACCCGCTCCAAGGCCGCCGCGGCGGTGGACAAGCCCGTGGCGCTGTGGAAGGTGCTGGGCTTCAAGGAGATCCAGGGCCGCCACCAGCTCACCATTTCCCGCTTCATGGCCGAGATCGAGCACCGCACCGGCCGCAAGGGCGAGGACGCCCTGGTCGAGTTCGCCGCCGGCATTCTTGAAACCGCGTGAGTAAGTAAGCAATGAACTACCTGATGTTTGCCATGCTGCCCTGGATGCCGCTGATGGTCATGGGCGTGCCGATGTTTTGGGGCGCGGTGCGCAATGTCTGACCGCTACCTCATCGACAAGCGCTTCACCTGCTCGGTCGCCCGCTCGGCCCGGGTGGTGGAAGTCGCGGAGGCCTTCGGGCTCGGGCTCGATGACACCGAGTTCGTGATCTTCGACCAGCTGGAGCTTGAAGTTCCGCAAGGCTCGGTGGTCTACATCACCGGGCAGTCGGGCAGCGGTAAGTCGTTGCTGCTCAAGGAGCTTTCGCGCCAGATTGCAGATCGTGGCAAGCGCGTCGTCAACTTGGACGACATCGCGCTGGACAACACGCGCACGCTGGTGGACCAGATCGGACGCGACACGGCCGATGCGCTGCGCATCCTCAGTCTTGCGGGCCTGAACGACGCGTACCTGTTCATCAGGCGTCCCTCGGAGCTGTCGGACGGGCAGCGCTATCGCTTCCGCCTGGCTAAAGCGATCGAGACCGGCGCCGATGTGTGGGTGGCCGACGAGTTCATGGCCGTGCTCGACCGCACCGCGGCGAAGGTCATCAGCTACTCGCTGCAGAAGGCCGCGCGCAAGACCGGCAAGACGCTGATCGTGGCGACCACGCACACGGACATGGTGCAAGACCTCAATCCTTCGCTGTTCGTGGAAAAGCGCTACCGCGAAAAGCTGCGCGTGGAAGTGCAAACCGAGCTGGCCGCGCGCCAGCCCGACGCCGACACCGTGTACGAGCGGCTGCTCAAGGTGATGTGATGCTCAAGCGACTGAAATTCCGCCTGTTTGGACTGGCATTCCTGCTGTGCCTGCCCCTGATCGTGCCGGCGCTGTGGTTCATGCAAGGCCTGCAGGGCGTGCATGAGTGGATCGCCAGCGGCACCGCCGTGCTCGAAATCCGCGCCGCGGTGCGCCAGATCCGCGAAGGCCGCTGCGTGGGCCTGTTTGAACTCTACTGACCGATGAAAACCATCCACACCCTCGATGACGTGAAAGGCTTCACGGGCATCGTCCTGTTCTCCGCACCCTGGTGCGGCCCGTGCAAGGCGTACAAGCCGGCGCTGATCGAGTTCTGCGAGCGCGCGGGCTTCGAGCTGGGCCTGGTGGACGTGCAGGCCGCGCCGGCGCTGGCCGGGACCTACGGCGTGCGCAACGTGCCCACCACGTTCGTCTTCGTCAACGGCACGCCCTCGCGCAGCAAGCCCGGCCCGATCGCGCCCGCGGCCCTCAAGGACTTCGCCGGCCCGCTGGCGCTGGGAGACTTCGAGTGAAGGTCATCAAGCAAGGCGCACTGCCCAAGCCGCGCGAGTGGCGCGCGAGCTGCAAGCACTGCCAAACCCTGTTCTCCTTCGTGGAGCACGAGGCGGTGCACGGCACGGACGCGGGCGGGCACTACATGAAGGTGCGCTGCCCGCTGGTGGAGTGCTCGCACGAGCTGCGCCTGCGCCCGGACGAGCGGGACGAAGTGCGATGACGCCAGGAGCCCCGCAGAGGGCCCTGGAAGGGCCGATCACGGTCCAGGTGAACCCGGGCCCCTTCCAGCATCGCGTGAGCGTGCTGGAGCGCATTTTCGTGGAGCGCGGCAGCGTCGATGACTGGCACGCCCTCAAGGCGCTGCACTACAAGTCCTCGGGCATGGGCGTGGGGCCGACTTTCATGCGCGCGGTGCTCGACCACGAGGACGGCGCGCAGGAAACCATCGGCGTGATGATGCTCACGGTCCCGAAGGTGCTCGACGCCGGGCGCAACGAGGCTTTTCCCCACCTCAAGCCCAACCAGCGCGGCGGCATCGACCCGCGCCTGGTGCAGCAGATGCGCGTGAAGTGGATCAACGCCAACATGCGGCTGTCGGCGCGCAACGTCATCGACACGATGTACCGCGGCGCCGGCGTGGGCTATCGCTTTCGCAACCTGGCGTTCCGGCTCTCGGGCTACCGCTTCCTGGAGGGGCGCAGCTCCATGAGCCGCTACAACCCCTTCTACTTCAAGGCCGGCATGAAAGCGGTCAAGCCCCGCACCGCGAGCGGGCTGGAAGCGGGGCTCGCCATGTTCGCCCGCAACTTCCGCAGCCCCGCGTATGACGTGGTGGCGATCCTGGAAGAGCTGCAATCCATGCCCGAGCACGTCCGCGCCCGGGTGCTGGAGGACATGCGCGCCCACTACTACCGCGTCAGCGCGATGGAGAAGAGCGGCGACAAGCGACTCGAAGGCAAGGACCGGGTGGCGGCGCTGCCCGTGCCCTACCTGCTGAAGCAGATCCTGCAGCTGACCTTCGGCTCCACCATCTACGCGATCTACGCCAACCCCGACCACGGGCGCGTGCTGCCCGCGCGGCTGCCGCTGTCCGCGTTCGACCTGCAGGGCCCCAACGAGCCCCTGCGCCTGGACCTACTGCCATGAGCAAGCGCAACCCGACCAAGATCACGGCCCGGCAGATGGAAGTGCTGTGGCTGGTGTGCAAGGGCAACCCGGACGAGCCGCACGCGTTCCTGGCCGACCTGGATCAGATCCTGGAGCGGCTGTCGGTGCGCACGACCAAGGAGGCGATGCAGTTCACCGTGCGGGCGCTGATCGCCAACGGGCTGATCGAGAAGGCACCCCGGGAGCTGCGCCGCGAGCGGCTGCGGGTGACCTACCAGGCCACGGCGCTGGGGCTGTCCATCGGCAAGCCGGCCGTCAGCACCATCCTGGTCAGCGAAGAGGACGACGCCCTGGAGGCGCTGGCCTGAATCCTTCCCATCCCGGAGGGTTTCACCATCTGGAAAGACCCTACGGGACCTTTTGGGTGTCAGGCGCGTTTCCTATGTTTTATAGCTTTTGAGTAGTTCAAGAAAAACAAAAAGCTAATAAATATAGGAAACGGGGTAGACACCCAAAAGCCTGCGTAGGGGCTTTCCACATCATGAGAGCACCGGGATGGAGCAGTCCGCCTGGTGAAGTAAGTAAGTAAGGATTGACTTTCAACAGGCCAGCAGCTACAGTGCGCCGCAGGACGAGGACTTGGACTTGGTGGTTCTTCTCTCCCCTCCTATGGCGCACCTCCGATGCGCCATTTTTTTTGGACGAATGCGATGACCGAAGAAGGCCAGGCCCCGGAAGCCGACGAGAGCACGGCCAAGCGCCGGTACAAGAAGCTCACCCCCACGCAGCGCGCGGAGGCGATCGCCCTGTGGAAGCAGGGCGACGTGACCATGGACGAGCTGGTGGACCGTTACGGCTGCACCGAGGCGGCGCTGCGCCGGCTCTTCATGGTCGAGAAGGTCAAGAAGGGCGAGGGCGCGCGCGAGGTCGAGGCCAAGCGCATCGCGGTCATGCAGGAGGCGATGCAGCTGGAGCCCGGCGTGCACGCGCAGCGCGTCTACGAAACCAAGGACGAGACGTACCAAGTCCTGCGCTCGCTGCGCAAGCTCGTGATCGGCACGCTGATCGAGGCCAAGCGCGCGGGCAAGCCCCTGGGGGCGGTCCAGAACGACATGAAGGCGATCCGCGAGGCCGCTGCCGCCGTGAAGATCTGCCGCGAGGAAGCCTTCGCGGTCCTGGGCATCCGGGAGGGCGAGGGCACCGAGGAAGCGCTGCCCGAGCTGCACATCACGGGCCTGGACGACGAGCAGATCGAGCAGCTGCGCGCCGAGGACTTCAGCACGGGTCTGAGCGACATGGGCGACGAGGACGGCGCCGAGCCCCGGGACGTGATCGAGGGCGACGAGGACGAGGAATGACCGCCGTCATTCGCGCCCGGTTCGAGCCCGCGCCCAACACCCTGTACCTGCACCCCAAGCAGCTGGAGGTGTTCCGGCACCGGGCCCGCTTCAAGGTCGTGGTGGCCGGGCGGCGCTGGGGCAAGACGCAGCTCGCCAAGGCCACGCTGATCCGCCACGCCCAGGTCAAGAAGCGCCTGGTGTGGTACGTGGCGCCGTCCTACCGGATGGCCAAGCAGATCATGTGGCCCGAGCTGATCGACTCGATCCCGAAGAAGTGGATCAAGAAGATCAACGAGACGACGCTGACCATCGTCCTGAAGAACGCCACGCGCATCGAGCTCAAGGGCGCCGACAACCCCGACAGCCTGCGCGGCGTGGGCGTGCACTACCTCGTGATGGACGAGGTGCAGGACATTGACCCCGAGGCCTGGACCAAGGTGCTGCGCCCCACGCTGGCGAGCACGGGCGGGCATGCCCTCTTCATCGGCACCCCCAAGGCCTACAACTTCCTGCACCAGCTCTACATGCTGGGCCAGGACGCGGCCAACCGCGCGCTGGGCCGGTGGATGAGCTGGCAGTTCCCCACCATCACCAGCCCCTTCATCCCCGAGTCCGAGATCGAGGCCGCGCGGCGCGACATGGACGAGAAGAGCTTCGCGCAGGAATTCCTGGCGAGCTTCGAGACCATGAGCGGGCGCGTGTACTACGGGTTCGACCGCAACACGCATGTGCGGCCCTGCGCGTTCAACCCGGCGCTGCCGATCTGGATCGGGCAGGACTTCAACATCGACCCCATGAGCAGCATCGTGCTGCAGCTGCAGCCCAGCGGCGAGCTGTGGGCCGTGGCCGAGCTCAACCTGCAGGCTTCCAACACCGCCGAGACCGCTGACAAGCTGGAGCAGAAATACTGGAAGTGGCAGAAGAAGACCACCATCTACCCCGACCCCGCGGGCGGCTACCGTCAGCACGCCCGGGGCGAGACGGACCTGGACATTTTCAAGGAGAAGGGCTTCAAGCGGATCAAGTACCGCGCGAAGCACCCGCCTGTTGCGGACCGCATCAACAGCGTCAACCGCATGCTCAAGGCCGCGGACGGCACGATCAGGCTCTACGTGGACCCCGCGTGCACCGCGCTGATCGAGTCGCTGGAGCAGACGATCTACAAGCCCGGCAGCCGCGACGTGGACAAGGACATGGGCGTGGAGCACATGGCCGACGCGCTGGGCTACCCCGTCGAGTTTGAATTCCCCATTGCCCGCCCGATCTTCGCAGGCGTTTCTTTGTGATTGACAGAGTAAGTAAGCACGTACATACTGCCCCGCCTATAAGACGCCCGCCATGCAAGACCGCCAGAAGCAGCTCAAGAAGTTCCTCGATCGTCGCCACCCGCTGTACGAGGCGATGAAGTGCCATTGGGACTTCCTTGCCGCCACCTACGAGGGTGGCCGCGCCTGGTTTGGCGAGAACGTCTTTCGCTACATCAAGGAAGGCGACAAGGAGTTCGCCGCGCGGGTGGAGCGCGCCTACCGCTTCAATCACTCGCACGAGGTTGTCGATCTCGTGGGCAAGTACCTGTTCAAGATCGAGGTCGCCCGCAACCCCGAGGCGCCCAAGAGCGTGCAGGAGTTCTGGAAGCACGCCACGCTGCAGGGCCAGCCGATCCGCGAGTTCATGCGCAGCGTCTCCACCAAGGCCAGCGTCTTCGGTCGCGCCTGGGTGGTGGTGGACTCCACCAAGACCGAGGACGTGCTGACGGTCGCGGACGAGAAGGCGGCCGGCGCACGCGTGTATGCGTATGTCGTGGAGCCGCAGCATGTGCTCGATATGTCCTACGACGACCTGGGCAGCCTCAACTGGATCTTGATCCACGAGGTTGTGCGCGACGACGCCGACCCGATCAACAGCTCCGGGGCCCTGAAGGACCAGTACCGGCTGTGGGCGAAGACCTACAGCCAGGTCTTCAAGGTCGAGAGGCGCGGCAACAAGGTGGTGGTGATCGAAGAGCCGCCCGTGGAGCATGGCCTGGGCCTGGTGCCGGTGCTCAACGCGGACAACGTGCTCTCCGACGAGAAGTGGACCTCGCCGTCCATGATCGCGGACGTGGCGTACCTGGACCGGGCCTGCGCGAACTACCTGAGCAACCTGGACGCGATCATCCAGGACCAGACCTTCAGCCAGCTCGCCATGCCGTCGAGCAACGTCAGCTCCGAGGACGACGCCTACGCCAAGCTGCTGGAGATGGGCACCAAGCGGGTGTTCCTCTATGACGGCACCGGGGGCGGCGCACCGTTCTTCCTCTCGCCGGACGTGAAGCAGGCCGAGATCATCCTGAAGGTGGTCAACAAGATCATCAACGAGATCTACCACTCGGTCGGGCTGGCCGGCGAGCGCACCAAGGAAGACAACGCCCTGGGGATCGACAACTCCAGCGGCGTGGCGAAGGCCTACGACTTCGAGCGCGTGAACTCGCTGCTCGCCGCCAAGGCCGACAGCCTGGAAAACATCGAGAACCGCATGGCGCGCGTGGTCGCGGCCTACGCGGGCGAAGAGATCGCGGACGGCGAGGGCGACAAGCCCTGCGTGCTGTACCCCGACAACTTCGACGTGCGGGGCCTCTACGACGAATTCGAGATCGCTGCGCGCCTGGCGCTGATCGAGGCGCCCGAAGAGCTGCGCCGCGAGCAGATGGTGTCGGTGATCGACAAGCTGTTCCCGCAGCTCAAGCAGGACTTGCGCCAGAAGCTGCTGGACTCGCTGAAGTCCTGGCCCCCGGTGCTCATGGTCGAGGGCCAGAGCACGGGCGCGATCAAGGAGACGGGCAAGCAGGCCCTGTCCGCAAAGCTCATGTCCACGCGCTCCAGCGCGGGAAGCAAACCCTAACCCCGCGGGGCAAGTGAACCGCCCCGCAGCAACCCCGGCGAAGTGACTCGCCAAACGAAGGAAGAGATCAATGCCTAAACATCTGCGCATGCTCCTGGCCCGCGGCTATTGGGATCAAGCCGGCGACGGCACCAGCGGTAGTTCCGCTGGTGGCGCGGCCGGTGGTTCCGCTGGCGGCGAGGGTGGCGACGCTGGCGGCGAAGGCGGCAAAGAGGGCGAAGGCAAGTCGTCCGAATCCAAGCCGTCCGACGCCGAGGCCAAGCTGCTCAAAGAGGTGATGGAGAAGAAGAAGAAGCTCCAGGCCCAGGAAACCGAGCTGGCTCAAGTGAAGGACCAGCTCAAGCAGTTCGAGGGCCTGGACGTGACGCAGATCCGCCAGATGCTCAAGGATGCCGAAGACCGCAAGACCCGCGAGCTGGAAGAAAAAGGCCAGTGGGAAGCGCTCAAGAAGCAGATCGTGGAGCAGCACGGCAAGCAGCTCACCGAGAAGGAAACCGCCGTCGCCGCCGCACAGAAGCAAGCCGCCGAGCTGCAAGCGCAGATCGCGGAGCTGACAGTGGGCAACGCGTTCGC